AGGCAAACCATGTGGCAGAGTATGTCTACGATGTGTGGGGCCAACTGACTTGCCCCGTGCTGATCCTGTATTGGCACAAGGACGTAGGCAACGCTCTGGCGGACTACTTCGAGGGCAAGAAGCTAAACGTGCGGAAGATCGACGGAGCGACTTCGCAAGACAAGAGGGCAGAGGCAGAGGCAGTCTTTAACGCGCAAGAGTGCGACATACTGCTGGGGCAGATCGCCTCTATGGGTGTTGCCATCAACCTACAGAAAGGCAGTCACTATGCCGTTTTCGCAGAGCGTGATTGGTCCCCCGCTGCCCAAGAACAGGCTATGCGCCGTCTTTGGCGGCTTGGTCAGGATACTCATGTGCAGATCGACATTTGCGAGGCAGAGCATCCGATGGACGAGGCTGTAGGCATGGTCGTCGCCCGCAAAGGCAAGTCAGCCACCAAGATTATCGACTAAGGGAAATAAGAATGCGAGTCAGAGTAAGAGACAAGATTTACAAGTCAGTCAAAGAAGTCGCAGAAGTTTTCGACATGACGGAAGAAGGCGTCTACGGCGCGATCTCAAAAGGCAAAGCAGACTTGATTGGTCTGGGGCAAACTAAGCCAAAGAAAGTCACCATTGGCCCCGTCCAGTTTCGGTCTATGCGTTCAGCCAGCGAGGCACTAGGCTTGCCGCGCAAGGCATATGCCGACATCAGCAGTCGCGGTGGAGCAAAAAGAAAAGCGATGCTAGACGAGGCCATTGCCCGCTTTATTGAGAAGGTAACGCAGCCATGACTACAGCTACAATCAAGCACGTTATCATCAGGAGTCACGCTGCTTATAGCAGTTCTGACATACCAGAACGATCTGTAAGTCTGACTTGTCCACCTTGGGAAAAACCTGATGCAGAGCATACAAATAAGGCTGTTAAACTTGCTCAAGCGCGCAAAACAGTTGCTCTCGACACAGAGAGACAGCGAGTTAAAGGCAAGTCTGGACGAGATTGAGGACTTGGTAAAAAGGCTCTTGCGCGGTGACAGATGACTGCGCTAGGACTGTAATCTGAGGGGCGCATCTAAGCGGCAATGGACGTTTTGAAGCAATGGTAAGTTGACGGACTGCGCTACGGCCCAATCAACAGTAACCAAGCCCCTCGACGAATTTGGAGAAAACGATGGCTTCTGTGCGAGAGAATATCCTAAGTCAGGCAGCGGATATAACAGCGGGCGACCGCGAGAAAGACTACGGCGATCCGCACGACAACCTGACTAACATGGCGCGGCTCGTCCAAGCCTACCTGTTTGGAAAGCACGGCATCGAAGTGGACTTGGACTCTGAGGACATGGCTTGGATCATGTTGCTGCTGAAAATTGCAAGGGCGTCTACGGGCTACAAGCACGACAACTATGTGGACGCCGCAGCCTACGCCGCCATCGCTGGCGAATGCCGAAATACTATCAACGATAGGGCTTGACAGCCTACAGACTACCGCACTACTCTATATCCAGACAAACACACACGACACGTTAACTGCTATGACCATGACCAGCGCACCACGCAACGGCCCCATGTTCAGTCTGTGTTTGTCCTAACGCAAACTGGAGGGCTACTATGGCAATCGACCTATTCAAGTATATCGAAGAAGGTGTCGCGCTGAACAAGTCAGCGTGGCCGCTGTTTGGCGAAGATGAAGTTTACCTAGACCGCAATTCGGTCCTGACCGCTTCCGAAAATCTGCGCTGCTTGCGCGAGTTGAAGTTTGCCAAGACCACACCCCGCGAGAGCGACAAGTGGGGCATGGCAGAGCGCGGCCACGCCGTCGAAGCATGGTTGGTCGAGCAACTGCGCCGCGCCATGCTGCTGCCCATGTTCGCTGGCGATCAGCAGCGGTCCTTCCTGCACGATGAGAGCGGCCTGTCAGGCACTCCTGACGGCCTTGTGATGGTGGATGGCAAATGGATACTGCTGGAGTTTAAGTCAGTCGATCCGCGCACCAATCTGGAAGCGATGACAGCCCCCAAGCCGCAGCACTTGGCGCAAGTGCAGCAGAATATGTGGCTGCTGAATATGCACGACTACATTGTCGATGAAGCGATGGTGCTGTATGTCGATGCCTCTGACTTCCAGCGGCACAAGCAATTCAACGTGGCCTACGACAACGGCGACATGGCACGTCGGGCAGAAGTCCGCGCAGCGATCCTGTTCGACACAGATGCGCTGGACTTGCCCGCAGAGGGTTTGACCAACGGCGGCTGCACCTACTGCGCCTTCAAAGAGGAATGCAGCGCCATTCAGGTTGCCAAGGGCGAGAAGCGTAAGGCCGACAAGCCGTCGATGCCCGTCTTCGCCCCGCGCGGCATCACTGAGTCAGTCAGGGAATATGGTTCCATCAAGGACCAGATCAAGGAATTGGAAGCCCGTGCAGACGATCTGTCGGCTACCATCAAGGAGTATGCAACAGGAGAGAACCAGATGGAGTTCGACACTGCTGCCTACAGCGTCAAAGTCACGGAAGTGGCTGGGCGTAAGACACTGGATACCAAGGCTTACGAGAAAGCCACTGGAGTCAGTGCAGACGGGTTCTACAAGGTCGGCAAGCCGACTATCCGTCTGGAAGTTACAGCAAAAACCTAAACATAGCCAAGGAGAACATCATGGCAAACGAAGTAACCACCTCGCCGTTCGGCGGACCTATCGCCCTCGTCAACGCTCAAGCGATGGCAGATGCAGTCAGTGCATCCGCAGCGCAGGGCCAGATCGGCGGCGCACCTGACGGCTCTGTCTACCTCAACTTCACTGGTAAGCGCGGCGTCTACGAGTTCGGTAAGGACAAGGAAGACATCGACGCCAGCGAACTGTGGCTCGTGAACATCGCGTCCTTCGAGGATGGCTATGTCTGCTGGAAGGGCGGCAAGACTATCGCCACCCGCATGGCGAACATCTACAGCGATCAGCGCATTCCTGCGCCAGCCGCCGACGAGCAAGGCCCGTTCAACACCACGCAGGGCGAAGGCTGGTTTGCAGCGAAGTCGATGGTCATCAAGTCGCTTGAGGCAGACGACCGCCAAGGCTACTGGAAGATCAACTCCAAGAGCGGCGTGGCTGTCTTTGCTGACTTGCTTCAGCAAGTCGGTGAGCGCCTTCGCGCTGGGCGTCCGTCTTGGCCGCTGGTCAATCTGGGCAAAGAGAAGTTTGAAGCCCAAGGGCAGAAAAACTACAAGCCCGTGCTGACTGTCTACGGCTGGCTGTCTGACGCTGCCGTGTCTGAATTGGCGGCTGACGCTGACGCTGACATCGACGGGCTGATCCGCTCGTCGGAAGGCGGCGGCGTTCCCGCTGCTCGTCGTCGTCGCGGCGTCCTATAATAAAAAATAGCCCCCAGTGACCAAACTGGGGGCTAAGTAACCTCGGCAGGGAGGCTGGTTCTGCTAGGACCAAGGAGAATATTAGAGACATGGATAAGTCAGGTCAATACAAACTTGTGACCACGCACGAACAAGTGCAGCAAGTCATCAAAGAAATCACAGACTCAGGTGCAGTCCACGCGCTGGACTTCGAGACAACTGGGCTGCGGCCCCAAGACTCAAAAGTGCGTCTGACTTGCATCAGCGGCCCCGCTGGCAACTACGTCATCGACCACTTGCTGTGCAAGCCGTTCACCTTCTACGCCAATGCGCTGGCGGACGCTTGCCCGTGGGCGGTGTTTAACGCTGGCTTCGAGGGGCGCTGGTTCGACTTCGCCACCGATGGGCCGGACGTTGTGCTGTTCGATGTGGGCGTCATGTCGAAGGCGAAGCTGGGCGGTCGCCCGCTGTCGCTGGCCGATATGGTCAAGCGCGATCTGGGCAAGGCCCGCGACAACAAGCACCTTCAGGTGTCTGACTGGTCGCAAAAGGAACTGTCGCTGGAGCAGTATGACTACGGCTTCGAGGATGCAGAGGACACCTATAACCTCTACACAATGTGGTCTGCGGCGCTGACGGCGGAGCAGATGGCGGGCTTCTATGTCCTCAATGACGCATGGCGCGGCACGGCGGAAATGGAAGACACAGGCATGAGCATCGACGAGGAGCATCATAGCGGCCTGATTAAGATGTGGTCGCTGCGGCGCGATGTGGCTGAGAAGGTCTTGCGACACTACACGCCAGAAGACATGATTGCGAACCTCCGCTCAAAAAAGCAACTCTCTGACTTCATCAAGACTGTCATGGACGAGACAAGTCTGCGGGCATGGCCCAAGACTGATAAGTCAGAACAACTCCAGACTGACCGCAAGCAACTGCGTCAGGCGTCCTTCAGATCGCCCTACCCATTCTCGCGCTGGCTTGCTGCGCTGATGGTGTTCAATCGGGCGGACAAATACCTAAGCACCTACGGCGAAGTGCTGCTGAACAAGCAGAGGCTGGCAGGGCGCGTCTACGGGCGCTTCAACATCGCCCAAGCCATCACAGGCCGCTACTCGTCATCGAACCCAAACCTTCAGAATATCCCGCGCAATCCTATGGTGCGGCGGTCCTTCATCGCCCCGCCGGACACAGAGATGGTGCTGGCCGACTACAGCGGCATCGAACTGCGCGTCTTGGCGGAAGTCAGCAACGATCCGCAGCTAAAGCAGGATGTGATCTTTGGAGACGTTCACGCTGAGTCGGCCATCACGCTGTTCCGTGTTGATCCCAAGGACTTCAAGGCCCGCCTGAAGGCCAAAGACCCACGGGCTAAGGAGATGCGGTCCAAGGCCAAGGCATTTAGCTTCCAGCTTACCTACGGCGCTGGCAACGCCGCTCTGGCTATGGTGCTGCGCTGTTCGGACGGCGAGGCGGCGGAATACGTCGAGAAGTGGGCGGAGCGGTATCCCTACGCCTATGCGCTGCGCCACCAGATGTTCGATCAGATGAACGCCACAGGGCTGTTGCCGATCAAGTCTGGGCGCACTGTCTACGTCCACAAGAACGAGCGGTCGATGCCCGTGGCGTCCAACTATCCCATCCAAGGCGCTGCCGCCGATGTGATGTATCGCGCTGTCACGCGCATGAGTTTCAAAGTCTACGAACTGCCGTTCAAGTCGCGGATGCTGGCGTCGATCCACGACGAATTGCTGATGCTGGCAGAGACTGGGCATGGCGAAGAACTGCGGGAAATCATGGTGGAGGAGATGCGTCAGGCTTGGCTGGACATTTTCCCCAATGCTGAGACGGCAAACCTATCGGAGAGCGCAGTCGGCCAATCGTGGGCGGCAAAGCCCTAAACACTACATCTTGTAGCCACTAGGGGCTGACCCCCCCATATTGTGTGGCTTCACAGATGCCTACAAAAAGATCAGTATCACAGTTCTGCTAAGGAGGACCAAATGTTTACAATCGGAGTAGACCCCGGATCACCGCTGACTATCGGTATCCTGATGGAAGGCAAACCCTACAAGGTTTATAGCGGCGAAGAAGTCGCTGTGCAGATGGTAAAGGCAGGGCGCAAGACCGCCTCTTGGGTAAACCAAGCCGCCCTTATCACCACGATCTTGCGGACTGCGAAGGCGCTGGCCGCTGAGTATAATTACCAGCCAATGGTCATCATTGAGCGCGTCACAATCCGCCCTAATGAGAGCCTGAGTGCTGGCGTCCCGTTTGTTGGGTCGATGTTCCTGACGGAAGGCATCTGTTCTGGGCTGAAACTGCCCTACAGGCTAGTGCCGCCATCAGTCTGGAAGCCAGCGATGAAAATCCCTGTCACGCTCCAGAACCCCAAGGAGCCAGCGCGGCTTCGTGCCATCGAAACATGGCCGGACGATGCTGGCTATTTTGCCCGCAAGATGGACCACAACCGCGCTGAAGCACTGTTGTTGGCAAAATACTGGGAAGACATTGGGTCGGCCAAATGAATATGCACCAAGTCATCACGCCCGCTGACTTGATCGAAGCGGCGCTGGACTGGGCAGACTTAGGCGTCCCAGTGTTTCCGACAGGCGACGACAAGCGGCCCCTGACCCAGAACGGCTTTTATGATGCCAGCACCGATCCAGATCGCATCCGGCAAATGTTTCTGGATGCTGGGAGCCGTCTGCATGGTATCGGCGCAAGGATGGGGGAAGCCTCCGGCTTGTTCGCCATTGACGCCGACACTTACAAGGAAGGCGAGTCAGGCGAGGCGGCGAAGAAGTATGTCCTTTGGCTGTCCCAATCAGGCTTCATGCCTAAGACGCGCGTCCACGCCACACGGAACGGCGGTCGGCACTACATCTTCTCGTCCGACACAGAGTTCCCTAATTGCAAGCCGTCCAAGGGCGTCGAGGTAAAGGGCGAGGGAGGCTACATCGTCGTTCCCCCCTCTCCGGGTTACACTGTAGTCAGCGAAGGCGCTGTAGCGGCCTCTGCGGGCCTCCTAGACCACCTTCGCTCTGCTAGGGTAGCCCAAGCCGCCACGCCCATAGAGGCGCTAAAGAAGAACATCCTGACGGGGGACGACTTCCACGACAGTCTGACCCAGCTTGCGGCCAAGATGTCGTCTGCTGGCGAGCCTATGGAGTCTGTGCAAGCCACGCTGCTGGGGCTGATGAACGCTTCAGTCGCCGCCAACCCAAAGCACCCACGGCACGACCGCTGGGAGCCGATCATGGCGGACAAGAGCGGCGAGTTGACGCGCATCGTCGGCAGCGGCCACTCGAAGTTCAACACAGTCTCGAAGACGGACGGGCTGCGCGATGCCGCCCCTGTCTGGCTGAAGGAAATGGCTGCGACTATGTTTCCGGCCGCACGGATTGAGAACGCGCAGTTGCCCGTGGTGACAGCGGCTTCCTACGGAGATGACTTTCCGTTTGCGGGCAAGCGCGGCTATTTCGGCCACGAGAAGCTAGACGTTCTGACGGAGGAGTTCATCATGCACCCGATCTACCATGCGAGCGAAGTCACGCTGATTTCGGCTGATCCCAAGGCAGGGAAGACGCTGGTCAGTCAGACCTTGGCTATGCACATCGCTGCTGGGCTGAATTTTGACGATACGCTGACTGTGACAGAGCGCCGCCCCGTGCTGTATTTCGCTCTTGAAAGCCAGACCGCGATCAGGAAACGTCTGATGGCGTGGAAGAAATACCACGACCCAGCGGACGAGAAATACACAGATGAAAAGACGTTCCCGTTCTACACTGTCGAAGAAAGCATCAACCTTCTGGACGAAGCGGCGCGACTTAATCTCGTGGAGCAGATCAAGGCAGCGGATGCGTGGTGGCTGAAGAAGGGCGAGAAGCACCTTGGCGTCATCGTCATCGACACGCTGACTAAGGCAATGCCCGGAGGAGATCAGAACAGCGTCGAAGACACGTCTGCGGTGTTCGATGTCATCGCCAAGATCAAGGACGCTGGCATCAAGGCAGCGGTGGTCATCATCCACCACAACACCAAGAACGGCAGCGGCCCGCGCGGTTCGAGCAACATTCAGGCCGAACCAGACACGCTGCTGACTTTGACCAAGAACGAGGAGACTGACCAACTCGAACTGAAAATCTTGATGGCGCGGTCTATCGACGACGACAAGACGTTCCTGTTCGACATTGTGACTGAGAAGCTGGGCATCAGCAATCAGGGCTACGAAATTACAGCGCCTGTGCTGCTTCCGGGGTCCAAGTCAGTGAACGAGGCAGCGGATGCTGCGTCTGAAATGCTGCGGCTGGAGATGATGTATCAGCCGCTCTACGCCGCTGTCGCGGCCTATGGTGTGGGCATTGTGCCGTTGAAGCGGATGCACGAGTATTTGAAAGAGGCGCTGAAGGATACGAATTTGTATTCAAAAGCATCGAAGATGCGGGCTGACGCTGCTGACTTGAGTTCGTTCTTGCTGGGGCTGTTCCCATCGACGGGCAAGAATGTCGCTGGCGGCTACAACGTGATGCTGGAAACAAAGGAGAACCGCTATGGTTCCCCTCTGGTCACGTTCTTCCGCATCTTCAAGCTAGAGGGCTGATTAGCGCTCCCGCATAGCGCGTTCCGCCGCCGTTCCCATTTGTATTCCAGAGCGCAGCAGTTCTGGGTCAATGGGTCGTGGCTGCGAGCGGCTCAGATACTGCTCAATCTGCCGCAGGGCCTCGCCTGTGTCTGTTCCAGTTCTGGTGGCCCAATCGACAATTTGGTCGTTAACCAGACCAAGACCGCGAGCGCCCATTGCCCGCCCTTCACGACCAAACGCACCTTGGAACGCGCCGCCCATCATTTTGCGTTCAGCAGTCTGCGCGATCAAAGTCATGAGATCAAGCCCCATACGAATTGGCGCAATTCCGCTACCTTTTGCGCTCGCTGCTTCTTTGCTTACTGCTTTCCAGCTATCCAAGAACTCTTTGTTGGTCGCAGAAATAGCGTTGATGCGCTTGCTAACATCGACAAATTTTTGCCCAGTTCCGGGACCAAACAAGGTGTCAATAATCTCCAAGTCAGCATTAGATTTGGTTGGCCCAATACGAGCAAATTCTTTTTCTGCTTTGCCCGCATCTACGCCTTCAAATTTGGCTTTCCGCCAGCCCTCCGCATAAGCCTGTTGTTGCTGCGGTGTGAAGTTGCTAACCATTTCGCGCAAGTCAGTCAGCGACTGGCCCTTAAGTCCTTTTTGCCCAAGGTCGTAACCATTGCTATAGGCAGCGTCGAAGGAATACTGCCCAGAATAGATGTCTGCGGCAGTCTTGATCTCAGGCACATATCCTTTAAGCGTCTCGTTGATCTGTTTCGATATGTCAGTCAGGTGGCGCTTAGTCTTTGCATCTGCTGCGCCGTCTGTTGTGTCTTTGATGCGCGCGTCAACAGAGTCTTTGATGTCAAGTAGATCACGCGCCGTCATGCGGTCGCGAACAAATCCACCTTTTCCGTCAGGCACAAGCGGGGTCTTTATTCTGATGGATTCAATAAGGGCGTCACGCGCAGTCTTCATTCCGGCAATGGCTTTTGTGCCAAATGCGTCTGTAACGATGGTTTCAAACGTGTCCCCTTTGAACTTTACAGGGCTGTTATTCAGCCCTTGCTCATAGATCGCTTTCGCTTGATCCAAAGTCAGTTTTGTTTCCTGTCCTTTTTCATTGATGCTGCGGGGAGTTTTGAAAATGCTGTCCCATTCAGTCAGCGCCAAATCCGCGATGTTCCGCTGTGGCGAAGTTGCCGTGTTGAAGGCGGACGCTACAGTTTCGGTCGAAGCCTCTGGGTTGACTGCTTTGGTCACACGCGGACGCAGTAGATCGACATCAGCCAAAACTGCGTCAGGACCAAGACGATCCATCTCGCTTTGCAGAGTAGCGCCGACATTCTCTGGTGCGACTCCGCTGCGCTGCATCTGCTGCGAAATCTGGTCTGCCGCACGTTGCTGAATGTTCAATTTTGGAGAAATCCAGTCGTCAATTTTGCCGAGGCCAGTCATAACAGACTTACCAGCTAGAGCGCCGCCAGCGCCTAGCAAGCCACCAGCAGTCATATCCATGCCTTGGCCTTGCGCGTAAACGCTGCCTTCTGCCGCTCCAGTCAGGATAGAGCCAAGCCAACCACCAAGTTTTTGCGCTGCCGGAGTGCCAGCCAGCTTCTTTACAGCCGCCACTTCAGCGCCGCCAGTTGCCATGCCAGCAGCAATTTCTGGGACCATGCCCATTATTCCAAGGCGCTCAGACGCCGCTGCTTCAGCCGCAAGCTGGTTCTGGCGACCAGTCTCAAAGTCACCGCCAAGCATCACATTGATAGCGCCTTGGATGTTCGGTGACTGGCCGATAGTCAGGCCGCGTCCTGCCATGAGAGCGACATCGCCCATCTGCTGGACGCTTTCTCCAACAACTTGTTTGGTGGTATCCCAAAGTGATTTGGGTTTGTTTTGCCGAATGCGCGTGGCCGCATCGACCAGCCTTTTTGCGCCGTCAGCATCTTTTGCCTCTAGCAACTGATTTGCTGCGGCCATCGTTTCTTCGTAGCTAGGTCCAGCCATTATCTGTTACCTCCAGATGCTGCGTTAGCCGCCGCAATGGCGTTAGCTTTGTCGATAAGCGCCTGTTCTTCTGGTGAACGCTGACTTGCGTCAATTTCTTCCGCCGGGGCGCTCCACATTGTGATGACGCCCTCGTCTATAGCAGCAGTCCCAAGGCGGCTAATTTGCCCTGAACGAACGTCATACCTTTGCCCATAGAACTCTTTTTCTGCCTCAGTTAGATTTGGGTTTGCTTTAAGTTGCTCTTGTGTGCCGTAAGCGCTGTCAAGAATGTAATTGTTCAGCGTCCACAAGTTTTTCCGTAGCAAAGCAGGGTCGCCGCCGAGGTCCAATTTACCAAGGAGGTCTTTCAAAGCGTCAATTTCAGGCGCGGTAGTAGCGCCAAAGCCTGTTGCCCCAGTAGGTGAGGCTTTTTTCATGGCGTCGATGTTGGTAATGATGTTGTTGGCGTCGAGTTGCGGTATCAACACGTTTGCTACGTCATAGGCGTCTGTACCAAACATCTTAGACGCTACAACGCGGCCAGTGGACGAAAGTACGTCACCTTCCCAGTCAGAAGATAAGTTTAGGATATTAGCTACGGCAGACGTAGCCGCACTAGCTTTTGTCTCTGATCGCAAAAGGGTAGCTGCCAATCCGGCTTGCTTTCCTGTTTCTGAGTCAGCCAGTTCCCTAGACAATTTTTCGGTAGTCAGTACAGCGTTATCTCTCTCTGCATTTGCTTTTTCTAGCGCGACTTCGCGTTCTTTTGCAGTTAGGCCTTCCATCGACAAGGCTTCTTTATAGTTCAGTTCAGCCTGTAGCCGATCTGTCTCTGCCTTAGCGGCCTTTGCTTTAAGTTCCGCTTGTTCGTCTGGCGCAGTCGCAATTTGCTGCTCAATATCAAGCGCGTTCTTAGTCAGGGTGTCGCGGAGGGCTTGGATTTCTAGAGGCGAAGACGCGGCATCAATATCTGTCTGCTGCACAATTTGTGCGGTCTTCGCTTCAGTAGCTGCAACGTCAGCCGCTGCCTTGCCTCCGGGTATGTCCATGATTGTCGGCATACCATCTTGGCCCAACACAAATTCAAATTGGTTTGTGTCTGGGTTCAGTTTGCGAACAAACATCTGCCCATTTTCGACAAGGCTCTTTTCGGCATCTGCCCACGCTGCCGGAACAACTTGGCCTTCTGTCCCAGTGTTGACGTTGATATTAGTGTCGGCTGTGCTGGAGTTCAGTTTCCAAACCAGCGCCTCGGCGTAATCTTTAAACGGCTTTCCGGTGTCTGGATTGATTGCGCCTTGTGTAAACAAGTCGTTAGCTTGGTTTTGGGCATCCGATACATCTGGGGCGATTTCTTGCCCAGTTGCTATGACTTCTTGGGTTTTCGCATCTACAGCAATTTCTCCGGGGGAGAGAGTCAGCGTTTCAGGCTTCAAGTCAGTCTGAGCCAATTTGCGGGCTTCCGCAAATGAAAGGTCGGCATCGACCATGTAAGCAAAGGTAGCCTGATCCAAAGGATCAGTGCTTTGTCCTAGCCGCTCTAGCGTAGCGGTTCGCTTTTCTTCATCTTTGGCTTGCTTGTCTAGCAACTGCTGATCTGTAATCATCTTGTCGTAGATAGTCAGCGCCGCAGTGTCGCCAGTTTTTATAAGAGCGAGTTTTTCCGGCGACACACCAGCCGCTTTTGCGGCGGCGTAAAGCGCGTCTGTGGTCGCCGCGTCTTTCAAACGTGCTTCTTGCGCGATCCGTTCTGCGTTTTTGACTTGGCGGTCGTTCAAATAATCGCTGTAGCTGATGGCCCCAGAGGCAATACCAGCCGCAAGGTTAGCGTCCCCGCTTTGCGAATAAACCATAGAGGCCGCAACTTTAGCCTTCTCGCGCTCTTTTGCGTCGAGAACATACTGGCGGCGGCGGGTGTCAGCGTTTGCAGCGATGTTCGACAGATCGACTTGACCACCTTGCGACAAGGCAGACAGACCCTGACTCAGACCGCGCCAGATGTCTTTGCGGTGCGCCGCTTTCTCAGCCTCAGTTGAGTCAGGATAAAGCGACGACAGGATGCCTTCGACAGTCTGCGGCAGTGCGCCACCAGTGCCAGCCATCGCCCCTGCCCCAGCCATTGCTGGATCGTAAGGCTGGCCGCTCATGCGGGCGGCTTCATTGGCGCTTCGCGTTGCGTGAGAGACGCCGGGGCGCAGAAACTGGTCTGTGAAGATCGTTGCCGCTGACTGGGCGTCAGGGGCTTGGATCAAAGCGTCATAGGCTTTGCGCTCTGGGCCAGCAAACTCAGTCATCATAAAGTCGATCTGCGCTTGATCGTCGTTTACGTTCTTGCCGTTTTCGGATGCCCACCGCTCAAAGGCAATGCGGCGAGGACCAGTCAACTGATACAGACCAAAACCGCCGCGCGACCCCAGAACTACAGGATCGCGCTCGTTGATTGTCGGGTCTAGGCCGCTTTCCGACCCCATACCAGCGACGATGCCTTCTGCTACAGGCCGCGAGAGGCCGCGCTTTCCGAACTCGCGGATATAGTATTCTTGTGCGTCCGAAGTTGTCTTAGGCAAAGGCGTCACTGAGGCAGTATTGACTAAGGTCGGCTGCGGCACTGGGCCGCGCTGCACGGCATCGTCAACTTGGACGCCCTGCCCTTTGAGGATAGGGCTGGCAAGCTGGCTCATCACACTACCGATGCTCGAAGCCTCATCGCCCCGCGCTGTCGCGTAGTCTAGGAGAGCAGCGAGCGGGTTCTTGCTACGGCGAGTGTTCATTGCCATGTCGTTTCCTTTACAGTCCCTTGAGGCCAGCAGCGAGGCTTAGGAAGTCCATAACACCGGGCTTATAGCTTCCTGTGGTCGTGGTCGCGTTTGCAAGCGGAGAGCCAGACAGAGCGCCAGTCAGCATCTGCAAGTAGTTGGCAGGAGCGCCAGTGAAGTTTGCAAACATTGCCGCAGCATCATTAAGGCGCTGCTGCTCCATCTGCTGCTGTTGCAGTCCGCGATTCCACTGGTTCGTCTCCAGCGTGTTGCCCATGTTGAAGGCAGAAGTGCCGACATTGCTCAGTGTTCCGGCCCCAGACAGCATTCCGCTTGCGCCAGTGAAGCGGTTGCCGATGTCTTGGTTGGAGAGATTGGCCGCAGTGTTGAAGCCGCCCATACGGAGGTTTGCGGCTAGGTCGCCCATATTGCGCTGGGCTTCTGAATTGGTTGTTGCTTCTACGAGGCCGTGCCGCGACCCACCGAAAGCCCCTGCTCGTGCTGCATTCGCAGCATTCTGCTGTTGTTGCTGCTGAGTTAGGCGGCTCATGTCCGACATGGAGCGGTCGATGACTTCATTCGTGTACGGGTTCATGTACGTCGAAATCCCAGACGCGATGGTCGGGACGTTTGAAAATGCGTTGATAGCCCCAGTTGCCGCGTTGCCAGCCCCAGTCAGGGCATTGGCTGCGCCAGCGTAGGCATTGGTATTCGCTCCACCACCAGACATGACGTTCTCCTTATTTGGCCCGCGCTTTTACTGGACTAGCCAGTGGGCGATTTAGAATCGACGACAGGATGCCGCCTTGGAACGTGGAACCAGAAGCGCCGGGACCGCCGCCGTTAATCATATCCCTAAGACCAGTATAGGTATTGGCGTAGTTTTGTTGATCGCGGTTAGTTTGAGCGCGACCAGAGGCAGTATAGTCACCGCCACCGCCGCCACCGCCACCGCCATCAGTGTAATAGGGCTGCTGGGCTACGGCTGCTTGCGCCACAGGAGCGCCATAAGCCATCGTGGGAGCAGCCCCAGTCTGCTGGTTGATGAACAGTGACTCAATGAAAGCGCGTTGTGCAGGAGGAATCTTGGCAAGTGCGGCCTCGTAGGCCGCGTAGGGGTTTAGGTTTGCGCCAGTCGGCACAGCCATTGTAGGCAGACCAAAGGCGGTTGCCCCAAGGTTCCCGCTCTGGATGGCGGCGATCTGCCCCGGCGACATCCCAGCGACTGTATCGCCAGTGTAAGGCACATAGCCGATCTGGCCGACCTTTTTCGCCATATCAAGGTTTGCCAAAGCAGCGTCCCGCAACTGCGGGTCGATCTTAGTCTCAGATGTCTTTTTTCCGCCGAGGCTCATGGTTCGATGCTCCTAACACAAGTTGTGAACTGCTCTGTCCAGCCGCCGCTGACTAGAACTCTTGACCACCCTTTGCGGCCTGAGAGAGTCAGTTTACAGCAACCAGCGTCACGAGCAGCCTGTTCGATTGTCGGTATCGTGTCCACAATCTCAGTCAGGTCGCCCCCTGCGGCAAAGACATGATAATGCTTTTGGCGCGGATACTCAACAATTTCAGTGAGGGCGACACTATTATCTGTAGACCATAGGCGAAGTCTGCCTTGAAGCACCATCATAGTCAGGTCATCGAAGGTGTGCGTCCCGCCATTATGCTCCATCGCCGCCTCTAATTCAGGGCGGAAACGATCCAAAATGTCGAGCAATTTCCTGACTTCAGTGGTCACGCTCATGTCAGCACACGATTGATCGCCATAGTCACAGACGGCGAGGCAGGGGCGTAGGCAGTGGCCGCGTGGGCTTCAAGAAAGCCGCTGGTGCTGCTGGTTGCCCACATGGCTTCTAGGTAGTCTCCTGCTGCAAACTGAAACAGGCTGTCGCGGGACACAACTGTCGTAGCGCCGTTGGTATGCAGAGAGCCGACCATTGTGCTGCCGCCCACATTGGTCCCGTTGACTTTGGGCCAGAAGCGCATTTCGACAGTAGCGCCGGAAGACGAGGTCATCTGTGCCGTAAACGACAGCCTGTAGAGGCCAGCATTGGCAAAGACGATCCGAGTCAGATTTCCTGTAGCACGGCTGATGCCTGTGGCAAAGGCAGGGGCGTCGAACAGGATAGCGTAGGCTGTGTCAACTGCGGCAGCGGTTACTGTTGTCGCCCTGCCGAACAGCGCGTTGCCTACGCCGTAATCGTAGTCAGCAACGGCCAGACGATGCCAAGCGTTGTCCTTGGACACGACAGGGTAGCCATCCTGATCCCACATAACGAGGCCGTCAGTCGTTGCTTTCTCGCCGCCTATCTGGCGCTGCAACAGCACTGTCTGCGCGTCCACAGAGCCGCTGCTGGCGTCCCGCAGGAAGTTGTGAACATCGGTCGCCCAGCGCGTGATGTTGTCCTTGTTAGGGGACGGGACGATAAAGCTGCGTCTCACCGAGAACCCCCAGTTTTGACATTGACCCGCATAGTGCCGATCTGCCAGCCAGCAGCGCGGCCTTCAAAGCGCAGCGCAAACTGCCGCCCCCGCGCCCTGACTGGAGTTGGGCCAGTCAGCGTGTAGGGGCCAAATGAGGTGGAAGGGAGGTTTGGCATATCTTGGGTCAGAATAGTCATCGTCACATCGCCAGCGACTTCCTCGTCAGGGTAGAGGTAGTCGATGTAGGCTTGCTTGTCACCTTGGCCGAGTTCGAGCGGGCCAGTCTCGCAATAGGGAGTAATGCCGTCCGTGATGGCGGTTCCGGGCAGTTCGTGGTTGTAGAGCAGCCCGTCTGCCGACACCATCAATGGGTAGGCAGTGGCGGCGTTGTCCACGGCCACGCCCCGGCCAATCTTGCCTTTGGTCCAGTGGTTGGCAGAGAAGTCATAGCAGATGTAGGAGTCAGGCTCGCCAGTGGTGCTAGTCTTGGACTGATAAAGCCACCAGACTTCGTTGAAGCCACGCAGCGAGAAGCCAAAGGTTTTGCTGTATTCCGTGCCACTGATGTCATCGTGGAAAAAGTCGATGACATCTGACTCCAACTTGTGCAGCGAGCCGTCATACATCCAGAAGTTCCGCTCTGCCGCCCACATAGCAAAGCGAGCCGTAGTCACGAGCGAAGTAGGAGAAAGCAGACCGCTGTTGTCGCCTACGCGATCAAAGCCATAGACGTAAGGAGGGCCGAGGTAGCGCCCAGCGTAGACTTCGTTCTGACTGATGACGAGCAGTTCGTTCATAATCTGCGTGATCGCCAGCAGAGGCCCAGTTCCGGCCAGTGTGATAGAGCCAGCTTGGTTGGTGGTCGATGGCGTCCAGTCAGTGTTGTCTTCCGAGGCAGACCATTGGACGATACGCGGGTCTGTCGCATTGCCGATGCCCATGACGATCCGCTCGTCCGTGACGATGAAGTCCTGCATATCAGTCGGTGATGTGGAGATGACGAGGGCCGCTGCCGTGCCGACAGTCCATTCGTAGAGTTTGCCTTCGCCGCGAAATTGCGCCAGCAGTTTTTCGCCCCACAAGGCAAAGTCCCACGAGGCAGCAGGGGTTGGAATAGCGCCAGTGAACGTGCGCGGTGTGCCGTAAGTGCCAGCGCCGTAAGCAAACGTGCCGTAGCCGACTGCCAGACCAGAATCCTTGGCTGCGGGCGTAAATCCAGCGGGGGTGATGGTCGATTTCGCCCCAGAGGAGTCGATATAGTAGAGGGCGCGGTTCGTGCCGACGACGATATGGCGCACTCCTGTATTGTCAGTCCAAGCAAACGTGTTGCGCGGTGCTTCGATTGTAGCGTCTGCATAAAGGGCGGTAATGTTTACGCCTGTGGTAGTCTTGCGGCGCTCCCAGCCACCGATGACGCGGATTGACCCATCTTTCCAGCGCACCAAATTGGAGTCAGCCCACCGCAGTTTCCCGCCGTAGGCTGTGCCGTTCTTGTAAAGTCCGGGCTGTAGACTGATTGGGACTAGAGGCATGGCAGAACTCCTTGTTGCCTGACTATAGCCTAAGCCAAAAGTTTAGCCAATGTCTTAGGACCGACGATGCCGTCCGCCGCCAAGCCGTTGGCAGCTTGCCATTTTTTGACTGCTGACTCAGTGCCGGGGCCGAACACGCCGTCATCTTCGAGGCCCAACTCAGCCTGAAGCCGCTTGACGGCTTCGCCCGTGGAGC